GGAGACTGCATCGAAGATGGCTTCAATGACCCGGCTTTCTGATTCCGAAACGGACGAATACAAAAGCCGGAAAACTTTTCGTGGGAGGGAGAGGGTAAGTAACGAATGACAGTGGTCGAAACCTTCGTAGTCGCCAGCTTCGCAGTTCTTTCCTCCGGAAAGTCTGCTGAGGCGACGCGCGAGGGCATCCCATTCTTCGTTTGAGGCTGCATCAACGTTAATAAGACACTCATTTTGTTCAGTGCCTTCGTTGATGAGCGCAAGGGCGTCCCCCATATACATTCTGCATAGAACAAGAAATGCAAGGGGGGCACAGTTGACATCACGGGTTTTTCCCGATTCAATCTTTTTGAGCTTAAGTTTTTCCGCTTTGAGAAATATAGACCAAATAATAGGCAGCGGAATGCCCTGACGTCCTAGATACTGAAGGTGAGCGACGTCGTCAGCGAGAGACTTCCACATGGCTTTGGGAATAGTCTCTCCATTTTCATCGTGCGCAAAGAAACGGCTACGATTGATGCCTTTTGCAGCCAGTGGATATCCAGTGGACTGCTTGATTCTGAGAGGGTCGAGTCCTATGGCACGATCGCCACGAACTGCTTGATCAAAAGAGAGAATCTTGAGTTCTCTGCCTAACCTGCCGGCCTTCTTGAACTTTGCTGCGATTGAATGAGCAATGGGGTCAATGGCCTTTTCAAACTCAGCGTTGACAACGGTCTTAGGGTTGAATTTAGCCCTGTTGAAAGTAAAGCGATCTGGGGTCGTAATAGAAGCACCATAAATGCGCTCCTTGTAGATGGAGTCTGGTCCGTTGGGTTCCCAATGAACATTGTCGTTGGTAATTTGAGTCGTCGAACGAGGGACAACTCCTGACTCAACAACATTGGCGTTCTCTGGGAAATAATTCCGCGATTGAGGAATAGGTTGCTCCAAGGAAAGCTCAGAGAAGTCAGAAGCTTCAAATTCTTGCTCCTTGGAGTCGCCCAAAATGGACTTAGAAAGCCAATTACGATCGACAATAGTCGCGTGGCCTGTCTCTTTGTTTCCGTGAGTATGAATACCTCCGATTTTGCCTGCATGAGGCCCGGAGCTGATAACAAGAGGGGTTCCGCAATAGCCAACACGGTTGTAACACCTGTAGGTTAGCAGATCCTCAGCACGCTCGGACATTTCACCCTCAACCTTGATGTAAGGGGTTCCCCTAAGCTCAAATTCGGAACGAGCTTCGGGGCGACAAAAGATTCCGCGAACACCAGCTGATATGGTACGAGTGACTGTTTCAATCTCGTTGCGCCAGCTGTAATGTTTGAGAACATTGCGTACGGGCGGTATCTGCGGTACGTTGATGCGGATGACTGCTTTGTCTTTGTTAAAACAGACATCACTGACGACATCAACGTCTTCCCACTTGAACTGGTAAGTTTTGCCGTCACGAACGATCTCCAAAAAGAGTTCGCTGGTTTCAGGGTCGGCATGGGACTGTTCAATTTCAAAAGCGAAATGTAAAGGAATGACGTAATAGTTGTTGCACACGCCATTAATGAAACCAAAATCTCGCTTAAAAGTAAATTCTTGATTCCCTTTGTGGGCTATGCGCGTAGACAAAAATTGGAACCTATTACCTTCTGCAATAGCAGCAATGTCCTGGTTTTCGGTTCCTGCTTGAACTGTGGAGGGAGTAGCCCTCTTGACACTTTTCGCGAACTTTTCGGATAGCCGCTTCTTGACGCTGGCAGCATTGGATTTCTTCTCCCCTTTAGTAGCTCCCTTTTTGGAGTACTGGGGCTCATTGCCAAACCACATGTTGTAGTATCTGGCTAATCCAAGAGCTGACGCGACTGCGACAATCACTCCAACAACATTGGCTGAAGTGAGAAGACCTCTTCCATATTCCCTCAAAACCTGCCGGGCATTTTCAATGAACTGACCGGCGGTAGACCTCCATCCAGTAGTGAGTTGGTGATACTCACTAGGTGTGATGGGAGGGACGTCAACTTTCTTAGCTGACGGGAGGGCAACGACGAACTCAGGAGACCTGACAAAAGCCAGAAGCTCTTGGTACGGCATCGCGTATGAATTTGGCTTCAAAGCATCGAACATTTCGAGAGCGTGGTCCAAGTCGTCTCCGAGGACGACAGACCCTGTGCCAATGGCAATAACTGCTGAAAGTTTAACTTTGAACATTTCAGCTGTGGTGCCGTAATAGTCGCCAATGTCGGGCTCTGAACCGGAGTCTTCAAAGAGCGACTCGGGGGAAAGCTCGACTTCGGGGCCTACTTGTGGGACTGCCTTCCTCTTACCTTTGTATTGGGAAGAACCAGACTGAGGAACACTCAGCCCTGGCGCGCAGGCAGCTGCTTTTCTTGCAGCTCGGATCTTTTTGGACATCTCGATCATAGAGTCGAGTTTCTCATACTTGTTGGCGAAGTCAGCTGCAACCTCGTCAAGAGTCGTTTCAGTGTGCTTGTGGTACTTACGATTGTTGTAGATACCTTCGACAACCATCTTAACCATTTGGTCAAATGTGATGTCTTCAAGGTCACTGTTGATAATGTACTGACGGTGGTCGATCAATTTGACACGGTAGGTGAAGTGTCTAGGATCGAAAGCTTCGTGTTTGGAAATATCGTAACCTTTCGGGACGACTGGCTCGAAAACATAAGGAAATCTCCTAGTCAGGGCCGTGACGTCAGCCATAGTCTTTTCAACAATTCTGTTGATGTTGGTAGAGACCAAAGTGGCTGCGTGGTTAACAAAAACGTTGTTCTTGAATGAAAGTTCAGCCATGGGCGGGTTGTATCTCATACCGTTACCCAATTTGACATGCATTGTGCCTTGGGAATTTTCGGAGTGAGTGGAAAGCTCTTGCAAAAAGTCGTCATCAATAACGACAAGAGTTCTTTCATTGTATCCGTCCATGTGTTTGCCTCCAGGAATATTGAAGACGAGACAACCATTGTCAGCTTTAAAAGCTTCAAGGGCGTCGGATTTGGGATCATCCTTAAGAAGGGTGACGACAATGGCCTTGGCCATCGCAATAAGAGTCAAACTCTTGAATGTTCCCGGTTCACCCTGCAACATAACGCCAATGGGTTCTGGACGTGTCATGTTTCCACTTTCGATTCCAGAAACAACTGCACTGCGAATCTTTTCAAGATCCTTGAGCTTGTTCAACAAGATCGAATTGAGGGGGGAACCTTTTGAGAAGGATAGCAACTTTTGTCCATCGTTGATAAGAGCTTCAATTTTGCTCTTGTACAATGGTGAAGAAGGAATAAGTTGCTTTGTGTTAAGATCGAAAATCTCCTTGAGACTGTCGATATACGCAATCACTGGCACATCCTGGGATGAAAAAGGAAGGCTAGCTAGTGATACGTTTGTTTCAGTTTGCTCAATGACGTACGTTGCAATACTTAGGCCCATGCGGATTATAGCCGCAAAGCCCAAGGCAACACCATTAAACTTCATGAAAATGTTAATAATGCCATGGGTGTCTCTTACAAAGAGACCCGTAACGAGTAATGCAGTCGACGCGAGGCTGGCAAGAACCTCCGCAGACATGGCAGGTCTTTCGGGACCTGATTGGGGTGTTGTACCCTCCACTTCGGGAGGGGTGGATGTAGAAACATCGATTTCGTCGGGAAGAGAGGGCACGAAGCTCTGTTCTTCAGGGGACTGAAGATGAAGAGAAGGATCATCTTCAGGAAGTGATCGAGTAAAGATGCTCCAACCGCTTCTTCCCTCAGCCGGCTTAAATCGGCTGCTGACACCAGAAACAACTCTGTCTCCGGTAGTCGCCCACACATCATCGGGGGCTTTCTCTTCGGCCACAGCTTCACGCTCTTTCTGTTGAGCGAAAAGGTCGAGGACAAAATTGAACATGCCAACTGGAGTGGCGTCAACTTCATCCGTGAGGCTGGAATTGTCCAGCATGGTGCCGGACTGTGTGGATCGAGTTTTCGGTCCAAACCAGCGAAGAGCAGCCTCAATAATGTGAGGTGCGATCTTTTCAGAAAACCATTCCATGATCTTCTTGCCGGCAACAAAAGCCATTCCCACTGCCAGTACTGCCCAAATGACAGAACCAGTTTCAGAAAATCTCCACGCGGCAAAGATGCCGAAAAGAGGGGCCATGTTTGGAAGCATGTTCCAAAGCAACGTAAGTGCTGCAATAACGTTTTTCGAAATTGCAATGGCGTTTTCAGTAAGAGAGGCCAAAAATTGGACAGGTCCACTTTCGGATATAACGTCGCAGAAGCCTTTAACAGCTCCTCCAGCAACGGCAGAGCCAACTGTTCGTGCTTTTCCAACAAGGACAGAGACTAGCCTTTGGAGCATGCTCTCGTCCTCAGAAGAAACTTCTTGAACGGCAGAAGCTAATTGTTCAGCTCCGACTTGTGGGACAGGGGTGAAAAGATTGTCTCGCTGTGTAGCGGTGAGGTAGGGGGGCAATGGCGTGACGTGAGTAACGTCGTAAATCGCTCCGATGGCTATGCACGCATTTTGGCGTCTAAACCAATCGGCTGACCTAAGAAATTCACGCTCAATAGGAGTCATGACTGAATGGTCAGAATTGCCGCGGCCACCAGAAGAGGCGATAAGTCGCATAGCGACAACACCTCCACAAACAATTTGATCAATGGAAGCTCGCCAGGCGATTAAATCAACCTCGGCTTGAATAGAAGGCCTGTTGAGATGACAGGCCCTCATGGAAGGTAACCTAAAAAGATATCCGTACTGTTCTGTGGTAGACGTTCTAAGATCACGTCCACCTTCGAGAGCAGCTCGGTTAAATCTGTAGTACTCACAAAGGAGCTTACAGACGGTGTAGTTGCAAATGATTTTTGTCCAGGTGAGGGCTTGTCCATAAGAAATATACTTGGACGAGTCATCATCATCCAGATCAAGCCAAGCGTCATTAAGAGCGCGACTATGATCGTAAAAAGGGACATTGTCAACTTTTGTAACTACGTAAATAATATCATCAACCAAACGGAAAAATCTCTGGGGTCCAATAGACTCTTTGACACACTGAGGTGCCTTGATGAACTCTTGGTAAGCAGAGGCTTTAAAGTCGTCCTGCAAGAAATTGCGGGCTCGGCCTCCATAAGATACATTAACAACATCTTCATCATCGCTTGAGTCGCTTGAATTGATGTCGTCAATAGGAAAGATCAAAGAGGGGTCCGGAAGACTCTCAAAAGTAAATTCTGATGTAGGAGTCTCAGGAGGAGGAGATTGTATTCTGACGTGTAAAGGGAATTCCATGCCCATTTGGGGCTCGGAGTCAAGACTATCTCTGTTTTTAATTTTCCGATTTTTGCTACGCTGCTTGTCATTGCGCTTTTTGCGCTCACGACGGTCTCTCACATACTTCTTCTTCTCAGATGAACGGGAACAAGAGAGATTAAAATCTCTAACAATGTTCTGCCATCCAGGTAAGAGCTGGCACAAATGGACTAGGGCAATGGATCGCCCGGATCGGTCGGATGTCAAAAGAGTTTGAGGGGAAGCACAAGGGCCTCCGATGAAAGATGCGATGTATGCCATAGTTGCTTTGTGTAAGTTCGTATGGTTGTAGCTGGTTGTTGGGGGGTAGACCGGGCTTGGGGTTGCCTTCACCGGTCTTGTGCTCTTATGACGTTGTTGCAAACGTCACGCAGATGCCGCGTCGAACGAAGGTTCGGCTATTCTAGCTGAACGTGATCATTGCTGGGTCGGAAATCCAGCTCACACGATGCGTCATTGAATGCCGTTCCGTAGTTCTTATAGGGTAGAGCACCTACGCTTAATGAGTGGTGTCAAAAATTATGTTCAGTACTTGCTCTGGTTGCGATCAATAAAATGATAAGTCTAGCACCTCTAAAAGAGTACCGCTGTAGCTTGTTCATTCTAAGCTGATAACAATGCAGACAGTTGCTGAGCCATAAAGACTAACAGTCAAACAGTAAGTTTCGATGGTTTTCTCAGATTAAATCTGAAGGTATGGGTCACAGACTCCCCAGCTGTGTTCCTCCCACCCTAAATGGTCGGTTGTGCATACTAACCCTTCGTA